TCTGGATAACGCCGGGGCCGCGATCATCACCAATACCGAAGCCTGCACAAGCGGCACTGCAACCGGTACGTCCATTTACGTTGTCTCTCTGTCGGAAGGTATGCTGACCGGCATCCAGAACGGAGAAATTGACGTGCGCGACCTGGGAGAACTGCAGACCTCCCCGCTCTTCCGCACTCGCGTCGAATGGTACAACGGCATTGCGATCTTTAACGGCAGAGCAGCAACTCGGCTCTGGTCAATCGCTGATTCCGCAATCGTGCCGTAATTAACCCAACAAGGGGGCAGCAATGCCCCCTCACAGGAGAACATAACAATGGCAAATCTTTATTCACAGTTTACATACGATGAGGCGCTTAAACTTCGCGCTTCCGGCAATCTGACCGAATCCGCTGACGGCACCGTCCTTGATTTGGGCGCTGGTCTGTTTGACGGATTTCTCGTGCTGGACGTGACCAGTGTCGAAATCGCAACAGGTAACGAGGCTTACACGATCAGCCTGGAAGGTTCGACCGTTGCCGCCATGACTTCAACCTCCGAATGTCTTGCAAAAGCCAATTTCGGCGCGGCAGTCGTCCCCCAGGATGCCGTTCGTACCGCCGCAGGCCGATACACCATCCCGATCAGGAACGAGGTCAACGGCACCCTGTACCGCTACGTTCGACTCTCCAACGTGGTAGCTGGCACCATCGACAGCACAGGGATGGTATTCGGCGCTTTCTTGGCAAAACGCTAACCAAAATGGGCGGGGTAAAACCCGCCTTTTTCAAAGGATATTAAATGGCACTCGTCAAGGTTTACGACCTGCTGAACGCAGAACATGAAATGGAGTCAGTAGACGCGAAAGAATGCGTTGCTGAAATGGGCTGGACGATGGCACCGCAAGCGCCTGCCGATCCAGAACCGGCACCGGTTGAAGAGAAGCACAGAGGCCGCAAGTAATGGCACTCGTCATTGAAGATGGCACGCAGGTTGTCGGGGCAGCTTCATACGTCTCTGCTGCCGATGCCACAACGTACCATGCTGCACGCGGCAATAGTTTGTGGACTGGCACCGATGCCGTAAAAGAGGCCGCTTTGCTGAAAGCAGCGGCATACCTTGACGGCCATTACCGCGCACGCTGGAAGGGCTTCATGGTTGATCCACTCACGCAGTCAATGGAGTGGCCGCGAACCGGGGTATCATTCCCTTACTCTGACGGGAGCGGCTATTGCTGTTTCCTGCCGTCAAACCAAATCCCCCAACGCCTCAAAGACGCTCAATGCGAGCTTGCTTTACGCGCCCTTTCCGGCGATCTGTCGGCAGATGCACCCGCAGGAATCAAGCGGGAAAAGGTTGACGTGCTGGAAACGGAATACTTCCCCGGCGCTCCAACCGGCCAGACCGCTTACGCGGCAGTTGACCAACTTTTATCTGACTACCTCAAACCCCTCGGCAGCGGCGATCTGTTAAGGGGATGAACACCGGAGGCAACCACTATGCCTGACAACGACTTCACGCCCCGCAGGCGCACGCTTACGGATGCTGACCTGCAAGAGTTAGCGCAACTGTTAAGAAACGAGCATCAATGCCGATTTAACGATATTACACCGGATGATCTATCATTCGTTAAAGACCTGATTACGATCTACAAAGAAACCCGTTCGGAAATTATCAAGTGGGCTGTCAAGGGGCTGATATACGCCTCTCTGGTTGCTGTGGCTGGTTATGCGTGGCTGAAATACGGGGGCAAGCACTGATGGACTTACCCAAGGCATTCCGAAAATTGATTTTGTTGAACGAGTTGGGCGGCAACGAATCACAAGCCGTCATTTTCTCTGACCCCGATGGAGTCCGCAGCGGCAAAAGCGGGTGGTCGTTCGGTCTGTGTCAGTTCGACCTTTCCAGTAATGGAATGGCGGCACTCTGCCTGCAGTCCTGCAACTTCTCCACCGAAGAAATCAATGCCCTCAAAAACCAGACATGCAGCGATATGGCCGCAGCTAACAAGCGCCTGATTGCTCATGCTGACGTGATTGCACGATGGGATGAGCGACAGCTAGCCGACTGCCTCACCAGGGCGCAGGCGATGGCCGATTTGGGAGGATGGACGTATGCCGATGACCGGACGCTACTCTATGCCGCTGATTATCACAATCAGATGCACATGAGCAAAGGCGGATCTTTTTTCGTATGGGCAAAGAACAAGAAAACCATTTCGGATTACGACATTTACAAGTTCCGCATCAATCAGCCGTGGGGCCAGAAGCGCCCTGATGACGTAGCCCGAAGATATGCCAATCTGCTGAAAGTCTGTTTGGAGGCATGACCATGGACAATCCCGCACAGGAAGATCAGTTCAAATGTTTTGGCCCTGCCTGTAGCATCTGCAAGCATCGCCATTACTGCCCTGCATACACCAAGGGGGCTGGCAAATGAGCGCTAAATACTGCCAACTAACGGGCGGGTGGGTGCTGGCTGATTTCGACTGTGAGGGGTGCGGAATGTGTGAAGGGACGGGCAGCGGTGGCAAATAGTCCGCACGATAAGACCGGCAAAAAGTGCAGCGTATGCGGCAAGGTCTTTAACAAAAGCATGGCAACCTTCACCATTCCCCGCAGGGCTTACGGCATGATCGTGCATGAGCTGGTTTGTAAGGATTGTCATATTCAAACGTACCAAAAAGGAGAATGACGTGAAGAACTGGAAAACAACCATTATCGGAGTGGGCGGAGCAATTGCGGTCGGCGGTGGGCAACTCCTACAAACCGGCAATTTGAACTGGAAGGATTACGCGACAATGGCTTTTTTTGCTCTGATGGGTGCATTTGCCAAGGACATGAATGTAACAGGCGGAACTCGCCAGCAATGAACGCCGCCTCCGTAGCCGCAACGCTCAAAGCCAAGGGGCAGGCAATGACGCTGACCCGCGTATCTGGCGGCACGTTTGACCCGGTTACGGGCGGGATTGCTGGCGCTGTTACACAGACATTCACGGTCTACGGCATCACGACCAATTACCGGATGGAAAGCGTCAATGCCACTAACAGCCTGATTCAATCAGGTGATAAAATGGCAAAGATCGGCGCAACTGTTACGGAGCCGGGACCGGGTGACAAGCTCACCATCATGGGCGATGTTTGGACGGTAATAGCGGTTGATACGCTGGCACCGCAGGGCGTGGCGCTGATGTACACAATCCAAATCAGAAAGTGAGGGTCGGTAAATGATGAAAGCAAAGATGAAGGTGTCAGAAGTAAAACAGTATGAAGGGCGCGAGGATATTACTTTCAACGCGGTTTGCAAAAGTGGCAGTTATCCTGCAGGCGGGAATGATGAAGACAACACTTTCGCGTTATTTACGCCATCTGCTGAACTAAAGATGAGCATTAACAACCCAGCACTACACGGCAAGATCAAGCCAGGGCAGAAGTTCTATGTTGATTTCACGCTGGCTGAATAATGCAAATTCCAAAACGATTTAAAATCCTTGGCAGAACCATTGAAACCGTTGAACGGGCCGACCTCATTCAAGACCGAGATTGGATAGGCGCGGCAGATTACAACAAAGATCTTATCGAAATACTGCCGCTCAATCCGATGTTTGTTGCCTCTCCGGGGAAGCGAGAGCAGACGTACTGCCATGAGCTTGCACACCATCTGCTTTATTATTCTGGCGCTGCTATCAATTGGAATATGAAAGACGGCGGTTATGTCCACAAGAACGAGGAATTTGTAGATTTGCTCGGAAGTCTTATTCACCAGTTCTTGACAACGATGGAGCATGAATAAATGGCAATGGGTTCTTTCTCCATGCAACTGAACGCATTCAAGCTCAAATCTGAAAAGCAGGCGCGGCTTGTGGTGCAGAAGATAGCTATGGAGGCATTTAAGCGGGTGATCTATCGCACGCCGGTTGACCTTGGCCGCCTGTTGGGTAATTGGGGTGTGCAGGTCGGAAGCCCATACATGGGATACAACGACACGGCCAGCACGACAGACCACGCAGCGCAAGCGGCGGCGATTGCGTCAACAGTTGGCACATGGAACGGGCAAGGCTCGATATACCTCTGTAACAACACTCAATACGCAATTCCTATTGAGTATGGACACAGCAAGATCAAATCACCACAGGGCATGGTACGTGTGACCGTAGCAGAGATGGGTGGCGTAGCACAATCAATCGCAAACGCCGCTAAGTAGTTAATCCGGTTCTTTGACAATTATTCTCTTGCGCGAAAGTTGCATTTTTGCCTGTTGTTCGGAGGTGATTCCCCGCTTGCTTAGTTTTCCGTTGATGATAGAGCGAAGGGTGCAGAGGTCTTCATCTATCAACCCCTGCACCAAATCTCTGAGTTCTGCTTTTGTCATGGTTTTATCTCCACTGCGTCAAGACCGAGAGTGAATGTTGCATATACTTTTTTAGGGTTGAGTGCCTGCAATCCAAGTAGCATGGATTCTGAAACTAGCATTGACGGCATCCATCCATAAACCTCATACATTTTGTCAACAAGGTTTGTGCCATATTGACGGTCGTGCAGTTTGTAATGACCCGGCAGGGATAAGACCATTTCCGCAACAAGGGCTTCCGCTTCAAATCGCATCATATCAAGACCGAGCCAAATTTCTGTCTTTTTAGTGGTATCGGCTTTTCTTATTTTAGTGATGAGTTTCATTTGCGGCCCCCTGTTTCGTCGTTCACTGTAATTAAGTTTTATCATAGCTAGTTATGATGTGCAAGAGAATAATGCAAGAAAAAGCGATACACCTAAAATAATTTTTGTGTTACTGAAAGGGCAAATCATGAACAAAAAACAATGGAGCATTAAAGTGTGGCGGTTTCTGTTTCACAACAAGGAACAATGGGATTTAGAGCGGTCCCCTCGCTTCTTTTGCATCCATTACCGTCTGCCAAACAGTTCCACTCGCTTGATGTGCTGGTAAATGAGCGCCCCATACTCAGCCATACGCAGCGCCTTTGTAACCCGGCTGCAATCATTCCCTGCCCTGCCCTCCGTGGCATGGGAAAACATAGCATTTACACCGCTGACCGGCGTGCCATACCTCCGCCCTGCCCTGCTCCCGGGAGAGCCGACACAAGCCGAGATTGGGACAGCAGGCGCCAACCGACACACCGGGATTTATCAGATCAGCATTTACGCGCCAACCGGGGCGGGGCTTGCGGCAATCAATGCCTTGCGTGACGGCCTGATTGACCACTTCAAGCGTGGCACAACGCTAGCCTATAGTGGGCTGACCATTAGAGTCGAAAAAGCCTTTACGGGGCCAACTATGCAGGAAACAGACTGGCTACATATTCCAATCAGCATCAGATACCGGGTAGACACAGCGAATTAAACAAAAACCAGCGCCGTGAGGCAGCGGGGAATATTTTAACAGCCATGCCGGGAGGCATTGCGAAGGAGTCAACATCATGCCAGCATTAGCAGCAGTCGGCAGCAATACCGGCCTTACCTATTGTGCGGAAACAGTTTTCGGCACAACCCCCGCAACCCCCACCATGAAAGTCGTTCGTGCCAAGACCGGCGCGAAATTCGACTTGAAACGCGACACATTCAGCTCAAAAGAAATGTCCGCGACTCGTCAGGTCATGGGCCTGACCTACGGCAACCGCAGCGGGTCAGGTGAACTTCCGTTTGAGTTCTCTTACGGTTCCTTTGACGATTTCCTTGAAGCCGTTATGGGCGGGACATGGACAGCTAACGTGCTGAAAGTCGGCAACGTCAAGCGTTCTTTCACATTCGAGCAGCAGTATCCCGACATTAATCTGAACGAGCAGAATACTGGCGTGGTTATGACCGGGTTCAGCCTGGGAGTGAAGCCCAACGCAATCGTTGAGGGTTCGTTCTCACATATGTTCAAAGACCAATCGAGCGCACAGTATGCCGATGATGGCGTAACAACCATGGCGTTTGCTGCAACCACCATCACCCGTTCGGCTGGTTCCTTTATCACTGATGGGTTCGCAGTCGGGGACTCCGTGACCATCACCGGGGCATCCACTGCAGGCAATAACAAGACCATCGTTATTACAACCCTGACGGCTACGGTTATGACCGCCAGAGTTGAAATAACGATGGT